ACAATCATCCCTGTCATCACCGTGATGCCACTCAACCCCAAATAAGTCAGCGCGTTGTTGCCTTCGCTGTCGGTCAAAGTCGTGAAGCTCGTTGCGGCGTTCACCACAAGAAATTCAAACGCCTGACCTGTCACCGCGCCTGTGACTACGGTTATCGCGCCGTAGCCTCCCAGCATCGCGTCTAATTGTTGCCCAATGTTCATATCGCTATTTTTAGTTAAATACCACTTATGTCGGAACTTCGCAAGAATTGTGCGGATATTCAAAGTCAAAGTTGGCAGTCGCCTGCCATCCAGCAACCTTGTCATCCCTCGCCTCCACGAATCGCGTTGCACTCACCGCATCCTGTAAGGTGTAATCCTTCGCAGGGTCATTCGTGAACTTGCTGATAAAGTCACGCATTATATATAAAGTGTCGTTCAGCACCTCGTCTTCGTTGTCAGTCCACCGCGCCACTACGCTACCTGTGACCGCCGTTGATAGGTTGCGGCTATCCTCAACGCGGTCCATCACAAGCACACTCACGCCAAGCGTAAGCGCACCAACATTCGCGGTCATCGATTGCAGGTCAGCAAACAGCAAAGGGTAAACAACCCTATCCCTGTCCGTTGTCCGCAGGTTTATCGTGTTGTCCGTTCCTATCGCCAGCGGGTCGCCGAAGCCCACGCTGTTGATTTGTGGATGTGCCGCCGCAAAGGTCAGCAGGTCGTTCTTTAATTGCACCCAACTCATAGTACTGCTTTAATTTGTTAATGTTCTTCGCGTGTGCCATTAAAAAGGATAGAATCGTTTTTCGGGATAATCCAATGGGTCACGGAAGCGTCCACGCTTTCCCAATGCCATCCCTGTTTGGTAACTACTGCCGTTCGGGTAAATCGTGTCAATCGCCGTTGGTGGGTTGTCAAACAATGGGTAACTGGCGTGGTTCTCCTGCAAGTAGCGGGTAATGCGCTCCGTGTACCACTCCGCATCGTTCTTCACCTTGTCCATCAGTTTGAACACCTCATCCACGCTCATCGGGTTGCTTTCAGTGCTGGTCCTGCGGTCCATCCCTTTGTTCATATACTTGAAGGAAAGCACCATCGGAAGTTCAAAATACATCCATTGCACGATAGCAGGTTGGATGTAATCTTCAAGCAGGGTCGTGTTTAGCGCGGTCACCGAACCGCTCACCACTTGCGTCTGCACTTCTTTGTACAACGCACTGCCAAGCGCAGGTTGGATGTGCATATCCTGAACCTTGACCAACGTGGGCCTGATTTGGGTATAGGCTACGTTCTCGTTGATGACGCTGTTTTCCAGCAGGTATTCTTCCGATACAAATAGGGCGATGCTCATTACACTACACGTTTAACTGTTGTTCCTTTTTTTACGACTAACTGCTGAACCCACATATGTCTGCAACTTGGCCTGTGGTTGCCGTTCGGAAGGGTAAACCAACCGCCTCTGCGCTCCCAAACATTCCAGCCAACCAACTGCCCGATGTCGTTTATATCGCTCCTTGTGTACAACTTTGTCGCGCTCAAATCCAGCATTGTTTGGCAGAACTTGCGGCTTTTGTCGTAGCCATCCGCCTTGCTCAATCCTGCATATTCTGGCCGCCAATCGTAGCGATAGCGCACCTCCACCACTTCCTCCTCAACTGGCGTTTCTTTCGTTGCGATGTCAATATCGCGGCTAATCGGGAAGCGGTTTTTTTCCAGCAGATAGGCAATCCGTTTGCGAATCTTCGCAGGGCTGACCTTCAACGCCTCGGCTATTTCTTTGACCGTTGCCAGCCTGTTCTTCTTGCGATAGGCCATTATCCGCTTGTCCAACTTCTCCTCCTCCTCATCGACCGCAAAGGTTTCAGGGTCGCCTTCCAATGCCAACTCCCATTGGTCCACCACGTCAAAGGCTTGCGCGTCATCGCCGTACTGCGCACCAATCGCCGCCAACATCCGCATCTCTGCATCTTCGCCCTGTGCGCTGAACTCGGCCTGTCCATCAGTCAGGAAGTCGTTAATCTGCTCTGCGGTCAATCCAAAGCCACTGCCCAGCATTGTCCGTGCCTGCGCCTCGCTAATCTTGCCTGACTGGAAGTTGCGGACTATCCGCATCAGGTGCTGAAATTGCCGCCCTGTCATCGTCCGCAGTGCTTCGTTCACTGGCTCGCTCGCCAATGCCTCCGCCGCAGGTGCGCCTTCGGGTTGCGCCTGTTCTTCTTCCAATGGCTCAAGGCCTGCCTTCTCGCGCAATTCATTCCGCGTCATTATCTGCGTCAGAACCTGTTCGCTCAACTGCTCGGTGACTGGGTCGGTAGGGCATAGGTACAAGCCTTCGATGTCGTTGAAGCCTGCGATGTAGTTAATCATCCGCTCCACAATCATCACCCGCGCGTTGATGTAGGTGTTTTTAAACAACTCGTAAGCCTCAATCAACTCCTTCCTTCCACCCAACTGCCCTTCGGTTTTAACGCCAAACAGCATCGGGTTGGTGACGTTATGCGCCACAAATATTTCCTCTTGGATTTGCTTGTTCAGCAGGTCAAACTGCTTGTCTAAATCGCTCGGCGTTAGCGACTGGATGCTCGGTGCGCTTTCCTTGCCGCTACTGAACGTCAGCACAAATCTACCTGCGTTCCCTGCCCCGCTGAACTTGCGACGCATCATCCGCTCAATCTCATCCTTTTCCTCCTCCGTAGGTATGCCATCAGCGAAGTTAATCAACTGGCCACCCCAAAACTGGTTGCGGATGTTGTTGATGTGGAAGCGCGCAATCTCCGCATCGCATTCAATGTAAGCCAATGCGCCTTGGTAATTCGGAAGCGGGTAATGCTGAACCCCTGCCGAATAGTGGCGGTAGTAAAACATTTGCTTGCCAACGCGGTACTTCTCATCGAATTTCGGCATCTTCTCCACTTCGTTGCCTTTCGGAAACTGCTGAATCATCCGCGCATCGTACCAATCGGCTATCAGGAACATCTCATCGTCCAAACTCACCCGTACCTTTTGGAATGGAACGTGTTCAACAAAGGCGATGCCGCCACCCCGATTCCAAGTGACTGCAAGCGCGAAGCCGTTAAACAATTCTAAATCCAGCACCAACTTCTCGGTAAGGTCGTTCAAATTATCTTCAACGTTGGGGTCGCGGATGAACTCCTCCGCTCTTGCTTGCTGTTCAACCGTGCCTTTATCGCTCGCCTTCCATCCCTTGCCTACGATGTAGTGAACCTTGCCATTCACGATGGCGCAGTGCTTCGCGCTTTTGTGGTAGTTGTCCAGCAGGTAGTATGGATATTCATTGCGCTCACCAAACAGCACCATATTGGCCTGCTTGTTTTCAAGCATAACAGGCAACTGGTAGTCGGTGGTCGGGATGAAACTGAATGCGAATTTAGAAGCTGACATAGGTGTTGTTGTTACTTGGTGCAACGTAGGTTTCAACTGCGGGTTCGATATATGCAAGCCCTGTTTCTACCACTCTTGGCGTTCCCATCAGGAAGCGGCGCATCGCTCGCGTGTGGCGGTTGGTTTGCGACTTTTGGTGAGCGTGAAATGAGCCGTTGTTGAAGTCAACTGCAAGTGCCTTATTTGCTGGCTCATCAAAATCTTGGGTCGATGACCAATAGCGTTGGTTCGCAAAGTTTCCAAATCCGTTCGCCTTCAATTTTGTGTACATTTCGGCCAATTCATCAAGCGAAGGAAGAAACCAATCGCTATACCCGTTCAGGGTCAATTCATCGCAAATCCGCGCACTTATACCCGATGTAGCGCAACTTGCCACGATTGTTGCGGTGTTAATTACGCCTTGACCAATCGCTTCGGGTGATGCGCCTTCCAGTATCAATGTTCCCTCGCATCCCCACGGCGCGTCCGTGCTTTGGTCAGCCGCCGCGCTGATGTAGGCATAGCCTGAATCCTCAAACACGAATAAGCCGCCACCAAGCGCGTCACCTGCCTCGTAGCCGTTAGCATCTTGCAACACCTCGTATTTATACTGCCCCTTCTCCAAAGCACCAAGCGTAAACGTAAAGCGGTCGTATCTCTCTTCGTAACTGCTCGCGTTGCTAATCGCGTCAATGTACACCACCGTGCTGGTGTTCTTCGCGATGTTCGTGAGAATCAACTTGTAGATGGTCGCGTTAGTTGCGCGCTCAGTCCACGTGACGTTGATGGTGTTCGATTGGCTGGCTTTAAGGTATAGCATTACCGTTAAATACCACGCGCCACGCTTTTGTACAAATTCAGCCTCGCCTCGCTGATTTGCTGGATGTCGAACTTGCCCTGCATCTTGGCGCGTAACCGCTCACCCATTTCCTTCGCCATCGCAGGTTCGTTGATAAACGCCCGCATATACTTGTACCACAGCTTGTCCTTCTTTTCAGGCACCAGCCATCCATCCACGCCATTGTCAATGCAGTCCGAGTACATCGGCACGTCGCTTGCGATGACCGCTTTGCCCATCCACGCCGCTTCGGTGATCTTTAACTCTGATTTCAGCCTGTTGAACTTCGTGTCGCGCAGTGGCGCAAGGCTAACGTCCACCCAGTTGTACCCCTGCACGTAGCTGTAAATATCCGCCGCTTGGATGCGTGAGTAGTTGTTGTTTTTGCCCTTGTTGCTGAACACCTGCTCATAGCCTTGATAGATTGGGTTGCTTTCGTTCCACCCTGCCAAGTAAATCATATACTTTCCATCCAGTTCGACCTCATCCGACAGGCGTTGCAACGGTGACCGCATTAGTTCCACGTCTTCCGTGTGTTGCGCCGCGCCGAAGTAACCAAACCGCACCCGCTCGCTTTGCGTTGGTTGCTCCTGAAATTGCTTGTATTGCAGGTAAGGCGTGTTCGGAAATATGCTGACGTTCTTATTGAACTTCACCAACTCATCGCGCAGGTAGGTCGTGGTCGTAATGATGTGGTCAGCAATCCTGATGTGCTTCTCAATGATGGCAGGCATCTTCGTGTCGTGGTAATGCCTGTAAAAGCTATGCCCTGTGCCTAAATGCCAATAGTCATCCATATCAAGGATGATGCGCGCGCCGTATTGCCGAAGGATGTTGGCCACCTGCTCAACCGCCTCCAACGGCCCTGCTATCCACGTTCGGTTGTACAAGAATAGGTCAATGGTTTTCAGCTCATCCTCTTCCATACGCCTGATGTCATCGATGCTGACAAAATCCACCACTCCACCGCATAGGTCGTGAACGGCCGCATTCGGCATTTCAAGGCGATAGTAACTGCACCCAGTCGGGTGTTGGTTGTAAACGATGCAGATTCTCATTGTGCAGATTTAAGGGTTTGTGTTGTGCAAAAATAAGAAAGCCAGTGCGACCCTTACGCACTGGCTTTCAACCAACCCAAACTGAACTACACTTAATTCGCGCCGCCTGTGATTTGCGTGCCTGACGTAACCCCTGCAATCGCAGTCGATAGCACCTCCCTGCAAGGCTGTGCCTCCATCGCCGTAAACGTCAACTCATAACCACCACGGTCTCCCATCGCTGTGCCTGACTGCGCTGTGCCGCCAGTCACCTCTATTCCGTTGGTCTCGCCCAACAACCAGTACTTGCCGTTGCGGTCAGTTACAATGGCCAACAACCTGCCATTCGAAGCAAGGCGCAACTGATTGCGCACCTCTTGCGTGAGCCTGTTGATGACCAAAGTCATTTCTTGCTGGTAAAAGATAGTGCCGTTTTCAACGCTGGCGTTGGTGGTTTCAGTAAACTGACCCACGCCCTTCGGCAATTCGTATTTGTAGAAGGCATTGCTTCCCGAAGCGTAGCCTGTGAAGCCAGTCACCGTGCCTGTGGTGTTGGTGGCTACTGACCCAGTGACGTTCCACGATGCAAGCCTAATTTCGCTAATGCCGCCAACGTTGTTGCGGCATCCTAATGCGTATCCTGATGTTAATGCACAGCTCATATTTTTTCTTGTTTATAGTGTCAAAAGAAAAAGAAGGGCAGGTTTCCCTGCCCTGTCATCAGCCAGCAGGTGTCGTTGCGTTGCTCGCTTTGTACAGCACCATAAACTCGGGATATGCAAACTGCACCCCGTATTTCAGTGCCGCTTGGAAGCGAATCTGGTCGTTGTCGTAACTCGCCCAGATGCGGAAGGTATCCTCATCTGAAAGCAGGTCAGTTCCGAAGAACAGGTTGCTCAATGAAGTGGCTACAATCCTACGCGTGCCATTCAATCCATTCACAGCACATACACGCATATTGGTCGCAGGGAAGAACATTTCACCCGCGCCCAACTGCCCAAGGTCGCCTTGGTAAAGGTTCAATCCTACCAATTTGTTGGCAAGGATGCGGTAAGTATCCCAACCGCAGAAAGCGTAGATGTCGTCCTTGCTGATAATTTCAACAGGGATATTCTGATACACATTCTCAAACGCGCTCACGATGGTGGTGTCACTGAAAGCCGCACCTGCAAGGCTCGATACGATTGAAGCGGATGCAGTGGTCTTCTCCATCAGGTGAAGCAGTCCAACGGTCTTGTTCAGATTCGCGTCACCGCTCAATGATGCAGATGAACCAGTCCACCCTGATGCGCCAGTTGCAGTTGTTGACTGCCAAATAGCGTTCTCGATGTTCTTTGCGATTTGCTTTGCCTTCTGCTCGGCAAACGCTTGCTCGAAAGGTACGCCTTCGTAGTTGCTACCCTGCGTAAGTTGCGTCTGCATCCAGTACTGTTCCAATGAACGAGGACACAACTCCTCTTGCACCTTCACCCGCGCCACGCTGATGTTACGCTGGCTGAACGTGGTTGTTCCTGACGCATTCCACGCACAGGTGGATGCGGCTTGGAATACTGCATCGGTGTCCATTAAGTTCAACGATTCCTCGTACTTAACGCCAACGCGCTTTTGCATCAATGACTGCGTTTTTGCGTCAAAGACGGCTTTTGTCAGCAACGGCAACCGCTGTTGCTCGACATAGGACGTTAGTCCCCCAAGTGAAAATGCCATAATCTTTTATTTTAGGTTTTTAAGGTTGTTTGTTAATGCTTCAAAATTCGTATTGCGCGACAGCTTGATGTTCTCGACAATCGCATCGCTGGTCCGCTTGCGCGGCTCTGCGGTTGGTACTTTGCTCATCTTCTGAACCTCGGCATCCAACTGGTCAAAGCGCGCGGTATTGGCTTCCATAGCCCCTGCTAACTTCGACATAATTTCATCCAGCTTCGCTTCAAGTGCGCTAATTCTCGCGTCTATTTCGGATTCGGCGGCCTCGCCTTCGGGTGCAACTTCAATCTCCACTTCCTGTGCGGCTACTTCTTCCTCAACCACTGGCTCACCAGCTGGCAGGTCACCAACTTCGACAATCTTGCCTCCTTCGGTAGTGATAACCCCGACTTCGGGTACAGTGTGCTGTCCATCAGGCGCGGGTAGCATTCCTTCTTCGGTTACAACGAACACAGGCGTACCTGCAACAAGGTCGCCATCAACGCGCACCATTGTGCCATCTTCAAGTTTGTAATCTGCAAAGTTTTGTGGCGTTGGCGTTGCGGTAAATTTCCGCAATGCGTCAGCCAGTTCAGTTAAACGATTTGCTATGCTCATAGGGTCGCTTTTAGATTAAATACCACGCTGTTGGATAGTATGCAAAAAAACGCTGAACGCTTCTTCAAGGCTCGCCATCGCCGCCTCCAAACTCGATTCGGTTGCCTGCATCCCAAAGTAGCCCTCAATGCTGAACCCTGTGAACTGGTCGCGCTCTTCCCAAACCTTGTCGTTCTCCACCTTGAACGAACCAAACCAACTGCCATCAGGCGCATCCTCAAAGCCTTTGGGTGGATTCACCCCACGCTCGCGGTCAATCAGGTACGATTCAAACATATACACTCCATCCAGTGGTTTGCTGTGTTCGGCGTTTACCTTCGCTTGATTTTGTTGCTTGAAGTACTTCTGAACCATCTTGCGGATGGTGTCTTTGTCAAACATCACGTAGTACTTGCCCCGCGTGTCATCGCTTCGGATGATTGGCGTATCGGCAAGCATAAGCGGGCCTGTCAGGATGCGAAGTGCGGCATCCTCAGCGAAGCGGTGTTGCTTGGATAGGGCAATGAATGGTCGCTCGATTGCGGGTGATTCAACTAAACTGACGTAGCTTACGCCTTCGCCATCCTCATCAATCGTCATCAGGTATACAGGTAGCTGTTCCATATCGTCAAATACCACTACGCGCCTAACGTTGCAAATTCACTCATCCTGCGAAGCCTGCCACTAACCGAGCGGATGTCTGATTCAACCACATACGCCCGCATCCCTGAGTTTTGTCCGTTAGCAGGTGGGTTGAGCAGTTGCGCATTCGGGTTGGTTGCTGTTGGTGGTGGCAATGCCTGCCCGCCCATATTGCCGCCGCTTGCGCCTCCTGCGCTAACACTACCTCCGCCGCCACCGCCACCGCCACCGCCTGAAATGCTTTTCGCTTGATTCAATCCTGTTGCCGCAATGGCCGCAATACTCAGCCCTGCCTTGACTTTTGCCATCGTTATAAGCGTAGCCGCCTGAGTTGCACCTGCCACACCCGCAGTCAATGCGTTGGCTGGATTTGCCGCCGCATTCGCAGAAATACCCGCTATCTCTTTTTGCAAATTGATGATGACGTTGGCTATCGCCACGCCTTTTTCCAAAGCCAATGCCGCCAACATAAAGCCCTTCGATTTGTTGCCAAACGCTTGCAATATGGTGACGATGCTCTGCGATGCGTTATTGTAGAACGACACCCGTGCTTCTTGGAATGCTTTTTCATCAGCCTGTGCCTTCTCTCGCAAGGCTTGTTGTTGCGCGTAATATTCTTCTTCAACTGCCAGCTTATAGTCAATCTCCGCCTTTTGCTGTTCAAGTTCAGCGGCTAATCGCTCATCCTCTTTTTGTTTCGCCGTAGCGGCCTGCTCATCCAGTTTGGCCTGTCGCGCCACCCGCAATTCTTCCAGCACCAAATTTGTCGCTTCTTCATTGCCCTTGACCTTTGCCAGTCGTTCCTCAAAGGATTGGTCAATCGCCTCCAGTTCTCTTTCGTTTTCTGAAAGCGATGCCATCAGCAGGGCCTGTCGTGAGGCGGATATGATGTTGTTGACCTCCTGCTCTTTTGCGGCGCGTTCCTCGGCTGTTTTCTTGGCTTTTGCTTGCCTTTCTTCTTCCTTTTTTGCGGCCTCCTCTGCTGTTTTTTCTTGCTTTGAAGCTTCTTCATTACGCAATCGAGTGGCTTCCGTTGCACGCAAAATGTTGCGCGCGTGTATTGCTTCATTGCGTTCCTCTTGATTGTTAGCATTTTGAATGCGCAATGTTGCAAGTGCCTCCTCGCGCTGATACATCTGCGCATCCGTTTCGCCCTTTGCCTTGGCAAGTTCATTCATCCTCTCCATTGATGCAATTTGCGCATCAAGGCTTGGCTTGACTTTTATGCCTAAAAAGCCTTTGACTGCCGCCGTTAGCTTATCAAAATTGGCAATCAGCAAGCCAATAGCCACAACAGCCGCGCCAATACCAGTCGCAACCAATGCCAACCTAAATGCCTTCATCGCGCCTGTGCTTGTGCCAACTGCCAACGCATACGCTCGCTGTGCCACTACGTTCAGATTCACCATAACGGCGGAATCCTTGTTCAACACGTTAGCGACCGCCTGCACTCCGTTCAGCAACGCCAATGCACCCTGAACCTTCATCATCGCCTTCTGCAAGTCCTCATTCTCATCCCCGAACAACGCCGCCGCACCCTGTGCGACTGCGAATGCACCTGCCAAGCCTTGACCCACGCCAAGCAAGGTGTCCAGCGTTCTCGTGTCCGATGCCATCGCCTTGATTTGCGCCTGCGTGTCGCCGATTTGGTCAGCCAATCCACCCGCCTGCGCTTGCAATTCACGGAAGCGGTCAGTGTTGCGTTGCCCTGTTTGTTCCAGTTGCAACATCTCCTCACGCAACGATTTAAGTTGCGACCTCGCCGATTGCGTGCCTTTCTGCGTTTGGTCTTCAAGTTTAAGACCAACGACAACGGTGTTTTTTATATCTGCCATTATCTAACTTTTACAGGTGAAGTGAATGTTGGAATGACCTCGCCATCCACTTCGGATTCAAGGTTATAATTCAAATTTGGCGTTACCGTTTGCGCTGTAAATTCGGCAAGGTTCAGGATGCGGCGCAGGGTCACGCGGCACATCACATTTTGACCGACCCGATAGTCGCTGATTTCCAAAAGTCGCCACTTAACGCCGTGCCAGTAGACAGGTTTTCGGAAGTCAAGTGCCGCGATGTCGGTCACTGTCAGCAAGAAGGTGGCCTGCACGGTCATCGCTTCCTTGCTTGCAATCTCCTCGATGTAGGTCTTCCAGTAGCCGTTGAACAGGTTGTTGTTCGTGTATGGCGTGTAACCGCCTTGCCCATCGGGAAGCGCGAAATATATCTGCTTCGGCATTCCAAATGCCAAGTCCTGTTGTGGGTCATAAGGATTGTCAACGTGACCGATGTAGGGAAGCGTGTTGCCGCTCACCCAGCCGCTTATGTTCGTGCCGAAGTTACTCACCCAGTACCACGTTTCCGTTGACCCGCTCGGCGCAGGTGTCATCTCCACGTAGTTGTACTGCGCGATGCGATAGCCTGTCTTCATCGTTTTCAGCGTGCCATCATCCTGCACATCAAAGGTGCGGCCAAGCACGATGTTGGTGCGGTACTGCGCAGGGATGACAGTGGCGCACTTGGTTTCGATGCGCTGTTCACCAACGCCGTAGAAGTTGTCCGTATCGTAAATCCTGCATCCGTAGCCTTCTTGCCAAGTGTTTTGATAGCTTTTTGCCAATGCCTCGCCGCCATCGCGATAGGCGAATGTAAACTGCTTGCGCAATTCAGGGTCGCCCATCGTTATCTGCATCTCCTGTGCCTCGTCCGATTTCTGCGACCAGTCCACCACGCCGCTCGTATAAAAATCGTTAAATGGCTCAATGTAGATAAGCGTTGGGTCAAGCGGCGACTGGTAGAAGTATAGGTTGAACATCTTCTGCAAATCCGCAAGCAGGTCAATCTGCAAAGTGTCGGCTGGCAATGCCGTGCGCATATCGATGTACTGATTCAACATCGAATAACGTTGCATTAGCGTTGTCTGAAAGGTACTACCGCTAACCAGTGACATCCCGCCTTCGTTAGCAGTTACCACAACTTTCAGTGTTTCGTTGGGGAGCAGAAATACAGTGCGGTCAATGCTATGCCGAAAGAAAAGTGATGTTTGACCAAGTGTTTCGGTTATATCATTGCCATCAACGTCTTTTTTGACTGTTCCGCCGCTATTCTGAATTTCAACGGTAAATTGACTTGCATCCGTTGCGCCTTGCAAAAGCAATTCAACGTGCAAGTTGTACAACCCGCCATAACCACTTGCGGCAGTAAACACCCCTGTACTTGTGTCCATTTTCCCATCATCAGCATTGTAGAATGGCGATGTGGTGTCGTTGAAAATAACGTCATAAGTCCACGCGGCATCCGAGACATATCCCGATGCGCCGACAAAGCATTTATTCTCGCCACTTACATACGGAAAAGCCTCGCCCGCGTAAGGAATGACCAATCGCTCAAATTCGGTGCTTTGAAAGAACGTAGATTCGTAACGGTAGCCGTGTTGAGCGAAAATTAGGTCAACCATCTTCTTGACCCAGATATTGGGCCTGAATAGCTCAATCGGTATCAGCCTGTCAAAGGCGTAATTGAGCGCGGTAAACAACGCGGCAAACGGGCCAACAGGCGTTTGACTGCCTAATACGTGACCCAAGCCAATCGCATCAGTGATGCCATACACGAACCCACTTGCATCGCTGAACGTGTCATCCCAACTGCCTGTCACCAGCGATTCGGTAAAGGTGTGGTTCATCCCTGTGACGCCCACCGTGTCCACGAGCTTCACGCCTTCCATTGCCTTGAACAGGCTCACCTCCTCGCCGTAAATGCCCACTTCGTAGGTTGCGACCCCTCGCGTTACCGACATTGATAGCATCTGCATTGTGCCACGAAATACCTGCACCCCATCATTCCAAAGCGCGCATTTTACCTGCTTGTTTGGCGTAAACCCACCCACGAAGGATTGCACGTTGTAGGCGTAGCGGAAGGCGATGTCGTTGCCTTTGCTGGATGGCAATGCAATAGTCTTGCTAAACGCACCCCGCCGCTTGGTGATGTCGGCAAGGTCCTGTACGCTGAACGTGATGGCGATGTCGGTGTCTTGCGACAGGTCAAGGTCATAGCCTACCGTTGGGTTATCCGCGTCAGGGTAGCAAACGAATTTGGTCATCATAGCGCGGTATTTTCGTAGCCTACCTGCACGTCAACTGTAATGGCCTGCAAGCGGTCATTGATGCGCTTCATAATGTTGTATGTGTTTGTCTGCACCACCACAGGGACGAGCGCACCTGACAACTCAATCCAGCATTCAGGGCTGTACACCATCTCTTGAAGCCAACTGAACTCCGCATCCGTTAGCCAATCGCTTTGCAGTGTGTAGGTGTCGCGGTAAGTGACGCTCCACTGCTTGTCAAATTGGTCATCGCCGTACACGCTGTTGTTGTAGCCGTAGGTTTGTCTGTTTACATTTACCGATTTCCGATTCTTTTTTGTAAACGTGTAGCCATCCACTCCGCCGTACATATTGCGGAAGTAAACGCGCAGTTGGTCGTATCGCTCACAGTTGTCAATCGTGTAGGTGTAGATGCCTGTTCGTGATACTCCTGTAAATGTACCCGCACTATTAAACGCCGCTCTGACGGTAATGCTTCCGCCTTGCGATGGAAAGTTAATATCTCCCGCTTGTGTGTCGCTTGTTTGCCCCGATGTCAAATTGTACAAACCACGCGGGCCAGCGTTGATGAGCATTGAACAGCCGCTCACCGTGCCAGAGACAATGAAGTTGCGGCCTGTGCTATATTCTACACGAATACAAACGCCTGTCACGTTGGTGTCATTCATTACGATACCGATGAAGTCATTTGTGCCACTGGTCACCGTGCTACTGGCAGGTCGATTGCTTATTGTCTTTTGCGCAATGGCATCTCCGCTTACCGTTTCTGCGTAGTAGGTGGTCGGGTTGGCGATGGCTGTGTTGTAGTCCTGTTGCCTGAACGCCGCCTGCCACGCGATGACTGAACCTGTTGTTGTTCCTGTCGCCACTGTTGGCGGTGAACCGTACTCCTCGCGAAAGGTCAGGTTTGCCTTGACCGCATAGCCGCCTGACTGCCATCCGCTGGTTGTCTGCGGAACTGCGGGTAATATCAGCGTTTCAACCACCTTGCTAACCCCGAAGAATCCGTAGCTTGTTGTCGGTAGTTTATCGCATTTCAATCGTGCGCTTGCAGTGCTTCCACTCACATCGCAGATGTAGCGGAAGTTTGCAGATGCGGTTAGGTTACTGCTGACCACCACAACATCGCTGTTGCCGACAGGAAGTAAGGCGGGAAGGGAGGATACAATCGTTATGCTCATCGTCTGGTTGCTGTTTGTTTGCCAAATTCGGAAAGTAGGCGCAGGCTAATCTTTTGCCCTGTGATGTCGGCAATGGTCACCGTCAATTCCTGCACTCGCTTGTCAGTCATCGTATCCGTGTAGAATGGTCGCGGTTCGATGCCTCGCCGCTTGATGGCGCGGGCTATGTTGAAGGCCGCCGCATCTATCTCCTCCTTCGGGATGCCCAACGCCTTGTCAATCGCCCACTTGCGGATTGCCGCAACGTGCCGCTTGCTGGGCCTGATGTAGCGGAAACTGAACGGCCTGCCGCGCTTGTTCTGCACCCCATCCACGCCGTAGTTCACATAGGCCCAGTACTCCGCGCCTTCAAGGTCAATCTTCAACGCCTGCCCATCAAGTCGGAAGTCGGAAGCACGGAAGGACTGGCGTAGGTTTAGCGTGGCGGTAGCATCGTACCTATCCACTGCTTTATTCATCGCATCAATCGCGTCATTAAGCCACCGTAGTACTGCCTTCTTAACGTCATCGCTCTCGGTCAGGCTAACGGATTCGGTAACGTCACTGCCAATGGCAGAAAGCTGGCTGGTTAAACTTACATCGAACTTCATCAGCTATAAATACCACTCGCCCCAAATGTGTGCTATTGCAGGTCTTTTGCCAATCGAACGTAATTCATAAACTGCCGCGCGGGCATCGCAAACACCGCATCCATCTTCAAAGGGTCGCGCTTGGCTATCAGCACATACGCAACGCCCAGCCATCCATAGTCGGGTTTGGCTACGCCTTGCCCGCTGTCTTCTTCTTGCTCGCCCGATCGAAATAGGTCTGCATAATCTTCAACAAAGGCTCTGAATGACGCAAAAAAAAACAGGCAAAACCCCACACGTCAGCCATCTTCGCCTTCTTCATCGCCTCCGCCCTGTCCGCGTGTTTCCCGCCATCGTACGCCAATGTCTTGCCCCACCACGTCACCTCACGCGTTAGGCTGGCGAGCAACAGGTGCAGATTGGCAACCACCTCCCTATCGCTGGTCAGCTGATAGTTTAGCAGTTCCATCATCTGCCCTGCGCTCATCTGGTCTATGAACCACTCCATCCTGTAACGCTTCGTACCAATGCGAACCACCCGCTTGGCAGGTAGCATCGACAGCGCACCGCACTCCTCGTCAATGACAGCCGCCCTTGCGTTCAGCTGGTCAATCGTCCACCCTTCCACCGCACTTTGCTCCACGCCATCCACGATGCAGACAGTGTTTACCTTTTTGCGCAGGTTGCCCATATCAGGGTCGATGGCGGTCAGTTCTTGGAACTGGGCAACGGTTAGGCGGTTAAGTAATTTCATTGTATATGGTTATCAATGATTCAGCAACGCGGTCACTGCTGTACAGGTCGATGTCGCTTGGTGGTGCTAATACTTCCCTGCTGACGATGCCGCCCGATGCGTTAAACTTGTAACTCAACACCGACTTGCCGCACATCCACGCTTCAATTGTCGTCCTGCCAATGAACAAACCGCAGGCGATGTGGCACGACTTCACCATCATCTCAATGTTCGGAATTGGCTGGTAGTAAATGATGTCGCGAGCCTTCCGCAAGTCCGATAAATAGTCGCCGTGGTCGTAGCCAATCAGCACAAACCGCTTGCCATTATCCTTTGCCCACTGCGATGCATCGTAAATCATCTGCTTGCGCATATAGTCAACCGTACCTGCCAAAAGCACAAAGTCATCCTCGGTCGTGTTATCCTTGTTGAATTTAGATGAATCAACAGGGTTGTATATCGTGCTGACCTTGTCCGAAGGAATGCCGTAGTTACTGATGATGAATTCGCGCTCGTGACTGGCAATCGCAACGTAGTGCTTGATGCTGTCGTGCTTTACAGGTCGCTCCAAATCATAGACAATGCTGTGAATGGTCGTAACCTTCGGCGTTGTCGGGTATAGCTGGCACAGGTGTTCAGTGACTGGCTTATGCTGGCAGTGGATGATGTCAAATTGCTCATCGCCTGTCAACTGCGATAGTTCCACGACCTTGATGCCGTAAAATGCCGCCTCGCTGGTGATTGGCAGGTGGATGTACATACCTGCCACCGTTACATCAAAGCCTCGGCGTTTTAACTCCTTGGCTAAATACAGGCAGTACAATTCCGAACCTGTGTACTGTCGAAAAAACAGGCAACCGATTAGTATCTTCATTGGTTCTTGATTTTAGCTGGATTTCCGTATGCCAACGCCTTGGCAGGTATTGACCGCGTCACCACTGACCCCGCGCCAATGGTCGCGCCTTCGCCTACTTCAATGCCGCAGACAATCGTTGCATTTGCGCCAATGTTGCAACCCTTGCGAAGTATTGTCTTCCTGAACCTGCCGTTCTTCATCCAGTCGCCGTGTACGCTTGGCAAATGGTCGTTAGTGGTCACTACATTCGGGCCAACAAAGACATCATCCTCAATGGTTACGCCGTGATATATAAGCGCGTGGTTTTGAACTTTGCAGTTGTCGCCAATGGTGACGTTGTAGTCGATGTGTGCGCCCTCGCCAATGATGCAGTTGTCGCCAATCGTTGCACCTGTGCGGATGTGAGCAAATGCCCAAACGCGGCAGTTCTTGCCAAGCGTGACATTCTCCTCGATAATTGCTGTTGGGTGTATCATAACGCAAATCTACATAATTACATACTTCCCGCCTGCGCTCTGCGATAGCTTGTTGAGCGCAACGTAGCGCACTGCGTCAATGGCGTGGTTGTACTTGTCAATCGGCACTCCCAACGATGCACCCGTGCGGTCAGTATCCCACGTGTAGTTGCGTAGTTCCTTGATGAGGTTGGTGCTGGTTTTCGTCACCTGAATGTTGAACCTGTGCAAGATGTCGATGCTGTTGCGGATGCTGTCCTGACCCTTCTGCGCGGCCTTGATGTTAAAGCCAAGGCGATGCACCTCCTCAATGCTTTTCGGCTCAGCACTATCCGCGACAATCTCCCACGCCCGGTTGATGCCGAACTCCCGCAATTTGGTCGCGATGTCTTGGTTCGTCAGGTTGTTGGCGTACAGCAGTTCGTGAAGGGTCAGCGTGTCGCCTGACCTGTACACCGCCACCAGTGCGGTCGGGTCGTTGGTGTACCCCCAGTCAAGGCCAAGCGCGACCAGTTTGGATGTCGTGTAGTTGATTTCATCCACCTGCGTCCAGTTGCTGAATATTACGCCCTGAACACTGCCGACCTGACCAAGACCGTACACCTTCCACCAGTTGGCCCAGTACGTTGATGTCGCGGCCTTCACCTCCGCCATCTCGATGTCCTTTCTGATGGTGTCAGGAAGTGCTTCATTGTCGCGGAAGGTCAGCACCAGCAGTTCAGCATCATCCTCGCGAAGCACCTCCGTGTGCGCCCAAAATTCGTGCGTTGGGTTGTAGTCGATGTAGATGGCCTCGCTGGTACGGATGGCTAACTGGTAGTACGATTCAAAGTCGATGTTGTTCGCTTCATTGATGTACAGCACCTGACGCCTTGCGCCGCGTAGCCTTCCCTCGCTATCTGCTGAAAAGAACTCGATGGTGCTTCCGTTGGCGAAGTGGTAGGTCAGAAGCGTTTTGTTCCACCTGTCAGCCGCCCAGCGTCCAGTCCACTGCATCACCTTGGCGAAGTCCTTGATTGCACCCCTTCGCAAATGCGGCACGGATTCAGATACGACGCTGATTTCGGTTTTGGCCTTTGCCGCTATGTTGATAAGCACTGCAAGGATGGCGATGGTCTTGCCCGCAGATGTTCCGCCCTGAATCACCTTCTTCCGAGCGGCCACCTGCCGAATGCGTTTAATCGCTGTTGTGTATTTGAAATCCACTTGCAGTCAGAACAGGATTCGAACCTGTAATCGGGTTTCTAACTGGTGTCCCGGCCCCAGAGCGTCTACCATTCCGCCACCTGACTGTGTTCTTGATTACCCTCTTGCTTCTTCTGTTTCACATACTTCGCTTAACTCCTCTGCATTAAAATAGTCAGGAGCATAAATTTTGCCAATTTCAAGAGGTCTTTTGATGTACTCTTGCAGTTCCGCCATTGCCTCCCGATTGGTATCAAAGGCAAACAACCTGCATCCAACCTTTATGATACACCCTCTGTCTAAGAATGTAATTTCAACAGGATTTACTTTTAGCTGAGTAATTTCTTCTCGTTTCATTTGTTTTGGTTTGGTTTAGGTTACAAATATAACTACTTTTTAGCAATTTCACCCTTAATCTTCTCAATGTAAACCACCGCATCCATCAACTCCTCCTGCAAGTGCTGAATCCACTCGGCGAATGTCAGGTCATCGCGTTCCATTGTCGTGCCGTACTTGCGCTTGCCCTGTTCCGCTCTTGTCCTAAATTGGTCAATAACTGACTCGACTATCTTATCGCTCATGATTGTCTTTTAGCGCGTTCACAATTGCGCAAAATAAAGCGTCTTTTTTT